ATCACCACGCTTCGTTGACGTTGTAAACAAGAGCGGACTTGAAGCAAACAATGCGATCACCTACAGAAACCTTGTTGGCCGTTCATCTTCATACGCTGTCATGGACTCTGGTTGGAAGTATCAGTTCGACAAGTACAACAACGTCTATCGTTGGATTCCTCTAAACGGTGACATTGCTGGTCTGTGCGTTAGAACTGACTTTGAGCGTGATCCTTGGTACTCACCAGCAGGTTTCAACCGCGGTCAGATCAAGAACGTTGTCAAGTTGTCATACAACCCAGACAAGGCAGACCGTGATGACCTCTACAAGAACGGTATCAACCCTGTCGTTACCTTCAAGGGTGAGGGAACTGTTCTGTACGGTGACAAGACAATGCTGGCAAAACCATCAGCATTCGACCGTATCAACGTTCGTCGTCTGTTCATTGTACTTGAAAAGGCAATCGCAAGAGCAGCAAAGTATTCGCTGTTCGAATTCAACGATGCGTTCACACGTTCACAGTTTGTGGCACTTGTGGAACCATTCCTACGCGATGTGCAGGGTCGTCGCGGTATCTACGACTTCCGTGTAGTTTGCGACGAAACAAACAATACTCCAGAAGTCATTGACCGTAACGAGTTTATCGGTGATATTTACATCAAACCAGCACGTTCTATCAACTTCATCCAGTTGAACTTCGTTGCTGTGAGAACTGGTGTCTCCTTCGATGAAATCGTTGGTAAATTCTAATAAATATCACAGATAAGGAGTAAAGAAAAATGGCATTTAGAATACAAGATTTCAGATCACAGATGGCACTTGACGGTGCCCGCTATAATCTGTTTGAATGCAGCATGACCTTTCCGGCTGCTGTAGTCGCTAACGTGAATGGCATATCTGAAAAGTTCACTTTCATGTGCCACTCTGGACAGATTCCTGGTTCAACAGTCAACCCTATTCCAGTCAACTACTTCGGTCGCGAACTGAAGTTTGCTGGTAATAGAACATTCCCTGAGTGGACTGTGACCATCTGGAACGATGAAGACTTCAGACTTAGAAATGCATTCGAGAACTGGATGAACGGATTGAATTCTCATAGAACCAACATTCGTAATTCCAGCCTAGTCTCTCCGGTAGACTATCAGAGAGATGGTTATGTCAAGCAATATGGCAAGACAGGTGATGTTCTCAAGGCATACAAGTTCATTGGTATGTTCCCTATTGATATTTCTGCAATTGACCTTGATTGGGGCACAAATGATGCCATCCAAGAGTATGCTGTAACATTCGCATACCAGTGGTGGGAGACCTTGAGCGGTGATCAGGGCGCTACACAGAACGAACTCGTTATTTAAGTCGCATAAATCAAATAGGGGGAGGGTAATCTTCCCCCTATTCAAGATTGGAGTTTTTGATGGAGGCCTTCGTTTACTGTTGGACAGACCATAAGACAAACAAACTTTACATTGGATCCCATAAAGGGAGTGCTGATGATGGTTATGTTTGCTCGTCTAAATACATGATGGAAGAGTACGAAAACAGATCATCAGACTTCACAAGAGAAATCATCGCCACTGGTACAGAAGAAGACATTAGAAAGTTAGAAACTAAAATTCTAACATCATTGAATGCAGCCAGCAGCGACATGTTCTACAACAAACATAACGGATTCGGTCAATACCTCACAAAAGAAATCAGACAAAAAATTGGTGTCAAGTCCAGACAAACTTGGGACAATCTAAGTGAGGAACAGAAAGAGGCATGGAGATTGAAAATGTCTGAGGTCAATAAGAGACCTAAGACAGAAAAAGAAAAGGACTCTATGCGCGGCCAAAGACCACATGTAAACCAATCTGGTTCGCGTAACAATAACGCAAAAACTATTAGTACCCCATTTGGTGTATTTGGTAGCATAAAAGAATGTTCTGAGAAAACAGGAATTGCTTACGACAATGTACACTACAAACTCAGAGCAAAACATAAAGAATGGGAGTATCTATCGTGGTAAATTTGTTTGGCTTTGAGATAAGCCGTCCTAAGAAGAAGACTGAAGAAGTAGAAAACAAAACGTTTGCGTTGCCACAGAATGATGATGGTGCGGTAACAATACAGTCTGGCGCATATTATGGTACATATGTCGATCTTGATGGTACTGTAAGAAATGAGATAGAACTCATTACCAGATACCGAGAAATGGCAATGCAGCCAGAACTCGAAACTGCCATTGATGAAATCGTCAATGAAGCAATTGTCAATGATGATGCAGACAATGGTGTTGAACTAGACACTGACGAACTCAAACAACCTGAGAAAATCAAAAAAGCAATTCGGGATGAATTCGAAACCATGATGAAGTTGCTGAACTTCGGTAACATGGGACATGAGGTATTTCGCAGATGGTATGTTGATGGACGACTGTTCTATCATGTGATACTTGACGAACAGAATCCAAAGAACGGCATCAAAGAACTTCGATACATTGATCCACGCCGTATTCGCAAAATCAGAGAAATTCAGAAGACAAAGGACCCTCGTACTGGTATTGAACTCATCAAGAGTGTCAATGAGTATTACCTTTACAACGAGAGAGGTGTCATCGGTGCCCACTCGAATCTAGGTGCCAAGATTGCCACAGATGCTATCGTCAACGTCAACTCCGGATTGATGGACTCCAAGAGAGCAATGGTTCTCTCGTATCTACACAAGGCAATCAAACCACTCAACCAGTTGCGTATGATGGAAGATGCTACAGTCATCTATCGTCTATCTCGCGCACCAGAACGTCGAATCTTCTACATCGACGTTGGTAACATGCCGACTATCAAGGCAGAACAATACCTCAAAGATATCATGACCAAGTATCGTAACAAGTTGGTTTACGATTCAAGCACAGGTGAAATCAAGGACGACCGCAAGCATCTATCTATGCTTGAAGACTTCTGGTTGCCTCGCCGTGAAGGTGGCAAAGGTACAGAAATCACAACTCTACCTGGTGGACAGAACCTGGGTGAGTTAGAAGACGTCAAGTATTTTGAGAAGAAACTCTACAAGGCACTCGGTGTTCCTTACTCACGTATGGAGTCACAACCGGGTGGTATTGGTCTGGGTCGATCAACAGAAATCACCAGAGACGAACTCAAGTTCACCAAGTTCATTGCCAGACTGAGAAACAAGTTCGCCACTCTGTTTGATGATCTGCTTCGTGTCCAGTTGATCACAAAAGGCATCTGTACAGAAGAAGAATGGTTGATCTTCAAGGAAGATATCTGGTATGACTTCAAGAAGGATAACAACTTCTCAGAATTCAAGGAGTCAGAACTACTTCAGAATCGAATCCAGAATCTTCAGTTGGTTGATCCATACGTGGGACGTTACTTCTCAATGGAATGGGTACGCCGCAAGGTCCTCATGATGGATGATGACGAAATCGCAGAAATCACTGAACAGATTGCGGCGGAGCAAGCAGCAAACACTCCAACGGATGAGAATGGCAACCCGATACCTACAGATGAAATGGGTAATCCGTTACCACCACAACCTAATCTGGTGCCTCCAACTCCTCAAGAACAGATGATGGCACAAATGCAGAAGCAACAGGGTGGTCAGCCTCCTGTTCAAGACGGCACAGACAAAGACAAGATGGATCCGTTAGACATGGGTAAGAGCAAGGCAAAGAGTCGCTTTGTGAATGATACCATGGAGCCTGCGAGATAATGAAGAAGTATGGTGAGTACATAACCGAAACACTTGCTGCTGAAGTCAAGGCCGAACCCAAGACTGCCGCGGCACGACAGGCGCGCAAAATGGGTCTATCATACATCGGTTTTGGACGATACGCTGATAAGAAAGGTCGTATCGCATACATTGTTGACCATGATCGACTGGTTCCTTACAAAGGACCGGAAGAAATGAGCAAGATGTACAATAAGATTGAAGATGATATGTTTTTCATAGATGATGATGGATATGGCAATCCCGGTCATTTCGCTAAGAAAAAAAACACAAAAAATTCAATATCCAAATCCGATGATCTTGTAAAGCAATATAATCAGTTTGAGAAAATAAATCTAAAGAGAAGTCAGGAAGATCGAAAGATCATTCAGACCAAAAAGAAAGAGATTGAACAGACTGCTAGTGCTTTGGTACAACTGTATCAACCTCAACTCTACACGGATGAGGAACGAGAAGCTTTAGAAACATACACCTCTGACGGATACGATCAGATCAATCGCTACCTCTACAAAGGTCA